TAAAACACAAAGGAAAAATTATTACTCTTTACGAATATCTTGATACTACAACCAAGTTACCATTTGCAGACAGAATTAAATTTATTTTTGGTTTAAGAAATATTCCAGAAAAAGATATACCAAGATTACTTGGAATTATGCCTTTAGCTACGAAAGAAGGTGCGGAAGAAATAATGAATGCTGCTATAAATAAAGCGATAATCATGCAAGAAGATCCAGCATTATATGGAACTATTGGAATGGAAAGATTTTTGAGCAATCTTACACCAGCACAAACAATGGCCATTGCTCAACAAGCTGAAATAAATAAACAATATTTAGAAAATTTTGAAAAAATGAATAAACCATTTACTTCTGTTTTGAGTGAATTTGGTGAAAATTTTATGCAGAGTCTTGTAGAACACGAATCTGAAATCAGAGAAGCGTATGTTGCACCATCAATAGAAAATGCCAAAATTATTGGTTTAGAAGTTAAAAAAGAAATATTAAAACAAAGAGCAACATTAGAAACAAACGAAAGAATTAAAGATTTGGGCGAAAGAACCGAGAAAGCATCAATATCACTCAATAATTTAGTCAATAATGCTTTTAATAATACCATGAGTAATGCTACATATTCAAGTGCTGGCCAATCTCAACAAAATACACAAATTGCCGATCCAAATATTCAATCAATATTAACAGGAGATTTACGATAATGCCACAATTAACAGCATTACCAGATGTGCTTGGTTTACCACCATCAAATCCAGAAACTGATTCGATACTCAAGAGTGCTTTTCCAGTTATGGAAATTATTCCATCTTCATCATCATCATTTTCTCAAAATTTATACGATTTAACTCCAGATGTTGAGACATATAAATCACTGTTAAATAAACATGGTTTCAGTATGAATGGAAATTCTCTCAAAGTGGCTTTTATCGTCGATAATTTTCCAACAGATACCTTTTCTAATTTTTATGCAGAAAGTTTTCTTGGAAGTGGACTTCAAGTTTTATCAGATGAAGCATCACAAATATTACAAATGATGAATGCTCGTAGTGGAACTGAAGCGGCGGGTAAGATTTTAAGAGGAATAAGTGCGGTAGGAAAGGCAACTGGTGCCCCTTGGTTGTCAAATGTAGCAGCAAGTGTAGGAAATTTTGGTGGTGAAGTTGCACAAAAATTTAAAGAAATTACTGGAAATCTTGGAGATTTTGGTTCTTTTCTACAAAAGACAGCAACTATGGCCAATAGAGCTTTAGGAGGTGGGAGAATTGATTTACCACAGATTTGGAAAAATAGCGGATTTAGTCCATCTTATACAATAACAATTAGATTATTTAATCCAAATCCAGGAAGTGCCGAGGTTACAAGAAAATATATTGTTGGTCCAATATGTGCGATTTTATTATTAGCATTACCAAGAACTGCTGATGAGAAGGGCGTCTTTTATACATGGCCGTTCTTTCAACAAATTCGAGTTCCTGGATTGTTGAATCTTCCTCAAGCCTATATTGGAAATATTACTGTTATAAAAGGTGGAGATCAACAAATAATATCATATAAACAAAATCTAGCGATGTGTGATATAAGAATCGAATTTGGATGTTTATTTGATACGATGGTTACAACTGATTCTGGTAATAAAACAACTGGTAGACCATCTTTGAAAGAGTATATTGAAGAACTTGAAAGTGGAAGAGATGTTCCTGTACCAGTAACTTCACTTGGAGTAAATCCAGATCCTCAGTTGTTTACTACAAATAGATCGTCAAGATCAACTGTAGAACCCGAATTATTACGTTTAAGACGTATAACATCAAATTCTTCTAGACAAGTTCAAGAAGTGGCTGATATTTTAGCAGAAGCGAATCCGCGAGTACCCGAACAAGATATTAAAGACTATTCAACTATTATAGCAAACCAGTCTTTAGCGTTCTAAAAAAAGAAAAACGGGGTAACATAGTTTTAACATAGAGTATTTTTTAAGATCATTGTTAAATATAAAGCAACATATAAATTTATCATAAACTTTGACTGATTAGAAAGACTATCATATTTTTCTCTATAATTAATATCATCAATTATTTTTTCAACGATCTCGGCAATCTGTTGTTTAAAATAAATAACTGATGTTGTTCGTTTAATTGACATGAGATTTCTTAAATAATTAAAATATTCTTTTCCACAAATAGTCTTGGGAGTAGTCATTTCTTTTATAAATAATTTTAAAATTAATTTGATATTATTGAGATATTTAACATCAGTCAAAGTATTTGATAATAGAGTAGCTAGTGATATATTTATTTTGGTTATATTTTTTGCATCGAGTATAGCTTTCTTATCGATATATTTATAAACACAGACTTTTTTAGAAATTACATCAACAATTCTATCAAATCTATCTTGAGACTGTTCTTGATATTTTTTATCATCAGTATCATTTTCAGATTCATATGGGTTTTTTATTACAGTATTAGACTCTTTAGAGGCATAGTATGCTTCCGCGAAACTTTTGATTGATTGTGAAATTCGAGTACGAGTTTCTGTAATCATTTTAGCTACTTCAATAGGATCACCTTCAGATATACCAACTGAATATTTTTTCATAACTTCTCTAGCCATAAAATAAAGAGAATTTGGTAATGTCTTTTCTCTTACAAATAAGTGAGTCTTAGCTAGGTGTTCGAGCGCATAACGAAAGGCGTCTGGATCACAAAATCTCATTTGCCTATGAATAAGATTGGCATATGTACGAATAACAAAATATGTTGTAGCTGTAGAATATCCCATAATATCTTGTTGATTAATGAAATAATTCATAATAAAAACAGTAAGATTGGTTATGGGATCATCATGAATTTTCATGAGGTATGTTGATTTGTCTAATTTGACTTGTTCATAAAAACTCTTGGTAATATCTTTTGCATCACTTTCAGTCAAACTTGTAAAATTAAGAAGACTATAGTAATTCTTTTTTAATTTGGGATAAAAACATGGTTCTGACAAATTTAATAAATTTGATGATACTTCTTGTAATAAAAATTTTTTTAAACCAGCATAATTTATTTTAGTTTGAAATAACATTTTCATAATTATAGAATCCTTATTGCAATAGAATCTTGTGAAAAATATATATACTCAGGACCATATTTGAGTAATTCATCTTGGGTTAAATTTTCCAATTCAAAATTAAAAAATATATCTGATTGGGGTTCAATTAACGTACAATATGCGACTCCAGTTATCCCTTGCACATATTTAATTATTTCGGATCTATAAATTTGAGAATTTGAACCAAAACGAGAACTAAATTCTGTCACTAGTCCAGATCTTACAGAATTTGTCAAATCTATATCAGATCCAGAATAGGTATCATCTTTAAATATTTCCAGAGATATTAAAAGAGGAATATCATATATTGGAGCAATCCAATCTTTTCCAGTATATAAATAAATTTTAGATTTATTTGTCACATATAAAATATCATTTGAAACTGGTATCGTATATACCCATACCACGCTTGTTGCATCCGTACACTGAGCAATCTGATTTTTATGAGCTTCGTTTGTCGCATCACATTCAGCAACAATATATCGATCACCAAGAGATGGATTTGAAGGTAGTGAAGCGATATCAATTACAGGTAACTTTGTTGTTTCATTTAATAACATTGCTCTTGATTTACCAGTGGTATTAGTAAATTTTAAATTAACAAAATCGGTTAACATTCTATAATTAATAAAATTCATGTTTGTTAATATTGACTGTAAAACATTCAATTCAAAAGTAGACTGGTTAATAGAGTCATAATATGACTGTTGAATAACTGGTATATCATATACAACAATACTTGTGCCATCAGAAGAAATATTACTTAACATGAAAGAATCTAGTGAACGTCTAAAAGTAAAAGTATTAGAATATATTGATATTGCCTGATTTGATGGATTATATAAATTAAAATAAAAAGTTTGTTCTTCTGTTGGAATATCATTATAATCTGAGAACGTATAAATAAATTTTTTATTTATAGAGTCATTTGTCATATTATAAGTATTACCAGACGATAGTACTTCCATTACACAACTTGCCATATCATAATCAACTTCTGTTGAATTATAGCTCATTTCAAAAGTTGCAGTCATTCCAGTTTTTGTGACTATTAAATTATTGGCAGTCAAAATATATGGAGTAACTAAAGAAAAACTTCTTACTAAAGTAGGAGTTTGAGATATTTCATTCATTATATAAGTATAATACGCAATGTTATTATAAATAGAATCAATTCTCATATCAAACATTGTATAATAATCTGTGTCATCAACTATAACTGTACTTAAGCGTGGAATATAGGTAGTACCAACCGGATATGAATAATATGCGTTACGTGTTGGAACTAAATTATTTGTAGTTACAGAATCAGAACCAAATAATAAATTTGTATATAATTGAATTTCATTAACTCGAAGATCCGATCTTTTTAAAACTGGAAGCGAATTTGATGAAATTGGAGAATCGGGCATAACAACATCAGCATTAACATAGTCATTTTGAGTTACGAGTCGATGTAACGAGGTTAAATTATCAATAGAATTTTTTCTAATTTCTTCAATCGATTCTTCATCTTTACCTCCAGTAGCGGCAACAGGATTAATTACTGTATAACTAATATTTTTATTTATAAGACCATCAAGAGTATATAAATTATCACCAGTTACAATCGATCCACCAATTACATTACCAGATATTCCCAATGTTTCCTGGACATTCACATTGACTGTCGAACCAGGAGTTGGTTGTACTCCAATTAAATCATTTCCAAAATATAATCGTCTACCAAAATCAGTTCTACGGGAAACATAACCATAATCATCGGATGCCATTAAATATAAACTATTAAATTCAGTATATATAGTAGATGATATCCCATCTGGATCTGTCACACTAACCGTCATTGTTGATACTTTTCCATCTAGTG